ATGGCAGAGCAGTGGGGATAATCATTAATCAAATGATAATTAAAATTGATGATGGGAGGTAAATATGGGATACGAAAGCAAACTGATTGTAGTAGAAAGATCTGAACATAAAGATATAAATTGGATTTATGGAGAGGTAATTGCGGAGTTTAAGCTTAGTTGCTTACCATGGGATTTTGACCACAGAAAAGTCTTTACAGAGCCAATTGATTTTGATTTGTGGGATGGCGATGAAAAAACAAGGGAAGATAAATACGGTGAGCATTGTGGTATGGCACATGTTAGTGAAGTAGTTAAAGCATTGGAGCAGTTAGCTGAAAATGAAGACTATAGGAGATATGCTCCATGTATTGCGTTACTTAAAGGTTTTGATGAGAGTCAATGGAAAGACCTCAGAGTTGTTCATTGGGGTTATTAAGAAAGGAGCTGTTAACATGAGAGATTTGCAGAGTATTTATTGGAATTGCATTGGATTGATGGATGAGATTGGTATGGATTATGGCAACATTACAGATGTGGTTGTAAACACAAGAGCTAAACGGAGATGGGGTCAGTGCAAGGCTAAGTACGTTGGAAGAAATGTAATGGGTGATCCAGTTTACACTTACACAATAAACATCTCTTCAGTTCTTCTCGATGAGAGAGTTCCCATTGAAGGACTTCAGAATACAATTATCCATGAGATAATCCATACTTGCCCAGGATGCTTAAATCACGGTTTAGAATGGAAACGCAGAGCAGATAAAGTAAGAAGAGAGCTTGGTTATGATATTAAACGCTGCAATGATCCACAAGAAAAAGGCGTATCAAAGAGTGTTGCAGAAACATATAACAAGCCAAAGTACATCGTTAAATGTAAAGGCTGCGGAAGAGAGGTTAGCAGATATAGGATGTGCGGGATTATTAAATACCCAAATCTTTGGAGATGTGGTGTTTGTAATGGAGATTTTGTAAGGATTGCATAGTGAGGTAACTGTGATGGGAGAAAAGAAATTTAAGGTCGGGAATACTTGGTATCAGAGATCTAAATATGGTGTAGGGAAAGCTATCGGCGGGAAGATATATGTACATAAGAAATACGCAAATTATATCATTATTAATCTAAGTGAGGTAGAGAAACTTCTACCTCATAATTTTATCTATAACTGTGTAGTTATAGATATTAACCACAACATAATTAGATTTGATGAAGCCCCAGATTTTGACACTGCAAGAGAACCGCATCCTGGGGATTTTGTTGAGATAAATCTTCAGAAAAATGAGTTTAGAAAAGGTCATAGCGATATGATTTGGCATCACAAATGGATGTGGGTTGGCGATGACTATGATGGATTTGATGTAAACGAATCTTATGAATGGTCAAAGAGATGGACACAGGTAATTACACATCCAAGTGGTAGCAAAAGGGTTTGGGAAGAACAGATAAAAAGCATTAATTAAACAGAACTTGACAAATGGAAGGAGATATGATATGAATAATTTACAGAAATACACATCCGCAGATACTAGCATTAATAGTAAGAAACTTCCTCGCATCTATAAACTGGTTCATGTAAACGAAAACGAAACGGTTATTGATTATGGTTGTGGGAAGTTTTTTGATTCTTATAACCTTGGGGATAACTTCTTTGGGTATGATCCATTCAACAGAGATGATAAAGAAGTGTTAAATAGAAAGTACGATGTTGCGTTTTGCTCCAATGTTCTTAATGTAATCGCAGAGCGAGACGTTAGGCTTGATGTTCTTAGGACATTGAAAAACCTTGCAGATCGTGTTTGCATCACTGTATATGAGGGAAATAAATCTGGGAAAGGAAAAGTCACAAAGAAAGACTGTTATCAGCTTAACTGGAGCCGTGGAAATTATATCCCTGAGCTTGTTGAAGTGTTTGGTAAAGGGAATGTAAAGTTTACGAAAGGACATTTTGAATGTTTGGGGGTATGATATAATGAAGAAACAGAGATTTATGGATTTATCTATTTTTGTCTGTCCCACTTGCGGAAAGACATTCCCGATTATGAGAAATCATGGACAGCATAGAGAACGAGGTCACATCAAAGATATTTGGTGTCCTTATTGTAAATCGGAACAGAAATTCATAGAAGTAAGAAAGAAAGATTCATATATGTTAGATGATGGAAAGCTAATTTATGTATAAGGAGGGTAGGTATTAATGCTTAGTTTTTTTGCCACATTATTTTGTGGCGGAGCCGCAGCGTTCAGTTGGATGTCAAAGGAGGGTAAAGCAGATCGGTATAGGAAAGAAGCAATTGAGAGAGGAAATGCAATTTATTGGGATGGTGATGGATCTACGTTCCGTTCTACTGAGACAAATGAAATTGTTATTCATAGAACTGTGAATGGTAAAGATGAGGATATTGGGATTAAAACTCATCGAGTATACAAGTGTGTTGATAAAGTACAGGCTCAAGAAAAATGCCTAAGAGATTCATATGCAGATGAGAACAGATGGTTAGAAGAACGAAATCAGAAGTTCTATAAAAAGAGAATGCCATCATGGGATTATACTGATAAGAATGGAAAACATTTGGCTTCTGTCCAGATTGACAAAGAAAATGAAAAGCCTATTTGGTCAATCGAGAAGATTGTTGATGATGGTACTTATCGTATTATCTATGCTAATCCAAGTCTTAAGTGCTTCAACTATTCTGTTATTAATGGAAAGCTTGTATATAATGAAAGAATTATTTCAGCTAATGAATACAACGCACATTATAGTAGATTAATAAACGAAAGGGGATAAATTATGAATAACATCAGAAGGAAGCAGATTGCAAGCATCAAAGAGGATATCTCAATCATTATGGATCGACTAAGGGAAGTGTTGGATGACGAGCAGTGCTATTATGATAATATTCCAGAGAATCTAACTTGTAGCGAAAGAGCAGAAACGTCAGAGGAAGCTATTGGAGTAATGGAAGAAGTTGTTGATAGCTTAGGAGAAGCAGTTGATAGTTTGGAGGAAATAGTATGAACGGAGTAGAAAAATATAACGATAACTTTGACACAATGGCTAGAAAGAGAATTGAAAAGAGTTCTTACAGCAAATATCTTGATGGTGTATATAATTATATGCTTGCGGATACTTCTTATTCTGGAGCATATGGATATCTTGGATGTATTATTAATTTCTTAGATTATTCAGATCTCACAAGCTTGAAGGATATTAATGTGAACACATACACAAAATATCTTTCATCTATTAAAGGGAAGTCTTCTTCGTACAGAATTATGGTATATTCTGGACTTAAAAAGTTTTCTTCTTATCTTATGGCTTCTGGGATTTGTGATGATTATATGAAATATATTAAACGTCCGAAGTTCAAGGAGTCCACTGCTACAAAAGAAAAACGTGAAGTAGGTTTTATGGAGCCAGAAGAAGTTAAAAGATTTCTTGATGGAATTAAAAATAGTAGCAATGATGAGATTTGGAAATCTAGAGATTATGCAATGGCTCTTGTTCTTCTCTCTTCTGGGATCAGATGTTCTGCCATGTATAAACTTGATACAAGTGACATAAATCTTACCAAGGGAACGATAACAGTACTTGAGAAAGGAGATAATTCAAGGGAGATTTATCTTTCAGACAACGCAATGAATGCACTTAAGAATTGGCTTTATAACAGAAGCATTGTGCTTGGTATGAAACACGAGGATGCTTTGTTTATTTCTAATAGGAAGTCAAGGATTACAGAGAGAACGATATATAACATTATTAAATCATACGGAGCTGTGATTAGTAATAAACACATCACTCCACATAAGACAAGAGCAACATATGGAACTCAGTTATACAATCAGACTCATGATTTATACTTTGTGCAGGAGTGCATGGGGCATTCAAATCCGAAGACAACAGAGATTTACATTCGTGGTCAGAAGCAGGAGGCTTCCAAGAAAGCTGCAAATCTTCTAGACTCATTATACGATTGATAATGATTTATTAGTGTGATATATTAAACAGAAAGGAGGTAAAGCAATATGTTATACGGTGAGAAAAGCAGAGAACAATTAAACGATTATGCAGAGAAGCTGTTTAAGGAAATCATAAAAAGAAAAGACAGAAGACAGCTATATGACAATGTTAATAAGCACTTTGGAATGCCAATATTTGATATTGAGGAAATGATTACATTCAAACGTGATATTAAAGAGTTCACAACGTTTGAAGTATTCTGCGTAATGTATTTTCTTGATAGGGATAGCTTGAAAAAGTATTTTACCAAAGATGAGATAGCCTATCTATCAAAGGAAAAGATTGTAGAAGAGAAGATATCATTCCCAGTCACATTTGGCAATATGGTGCAAATTGCAGATGACCAATGGATAGGTAAAATAACTGTCCAGGAGTTAATGAAGCTGAAGAAAGCTCGGCTGATTAATTATGAGGAAGGAGAGCAGAGAGCATTCCAACGGATGAAATCCGGCGGTATTGAGATTTATAAACCGTTTGTTAGCAAACGGAATGTAAAAGAGATTAAGGAAGCCATGGAAAATGGCGCTTATATTCCAGATCCAATTACTCTCAATATGCCAGACGGATCAACATTTTCATTTGAGAATAACACGTTAACTGTATATTCGCTACCAAAAGGGATGTTTAACTTAGATGATGGATATCACAGATACATCGCAATGTCTCAGATATATGATTTTGATTCTGATTTCGACTATCCAATGGAACTTCGGCTAGTTAACTTTTCTAATGCAAAAGCGAACTCCTTCATCTTCCAGCAGGATCAGAAGACTCCAATGAAGAAAATAGTCTCTGATTCCTACAATGTAAATGCAGTTCCGAATAAAGTCGTTCAGAGGTTAAATCAAGACCCTATGTGTAATATACAAGGAATGATTGGTAGGAACGATGCTAAAATTAACGATGCTGTTTTGGGAAAGATAATCTCGTATTTCTTTGTAGATAAGAAGGTGAAAAAAGAAGATGAGATGTCGCATGTAATTCAAATAAAGAATAAGCTTGTTGCTGATTTTAATACATTAACAGAACAAGATTCAAAATTCCTGGGCAAATATGATGATGCACTTTTATTAACCACAATATATGTTTTCACATCAGAGATAGATCAAAATCATTATGCGAAAGCTATCAATCAGATATATGGAAAGCTGTCTGATGATGACAAGGTAATGATGAAGATTTCTACGATTGGAGCTGTTAGAAAGAAAAGCATTAACGTTCTTCAAAAACTGATTAAGGAGGTGAGAGTGTGATTTACAATCAAGAACGCAAGATGCAGTTTGTCCAGGAGCGAAGAGAAAAGGCGACAATATCCAATAATATAATGAATATCTTTGAATTGTCTAGCGCAACAGAGGAATCATATGGAAGAGATATTTGTGAATGGACATCAAATGAAATCATAAGTTTTTACAAGTATTATAGTACAGCAAGTGTTCAATCGTTGGTCCAGCTTCATAATGCTCTAACAATGTACACAAACTGGTGTATTTCTAATGGAATGGTTTCTGATAATCAGAACCATTATACAGAAATCAATTCGGTTATGTTGTGTAGTTGTATCAATTTTGTAGCCTTACGAAAAATGATGATGTCTAGAGATGAACTGCTCGATCTGCTAAAGGAACTCCCAAATTATTCTGATATGTTTATTTTGCTAGGAATATTCGAAGGAATTCCTGCAAAGCAAGGATGTATGTTTAATATCAAGGTAAGTGATATTAATGGAAACGAATTAACACTTCTAGACAAATCAGTTGTTACTATTTCTGATGAACTAAAACATATCATGCATATAGCTGCGGAAGAAAGTACACATACATCACTTCCAAATAAAAAAAAGGACTTTGAATATGAGTATACTGATGGAGATCATGTGCTTAGGCATATCAAACGAAATTCTGTAAGACCAAACGAAGTGTTGGTTATTGGTTCTAGAATGCGTAAATGTGCTGACTATCTTGACATGCCAGGATTAACCATTAAAGCTCTTGCAGAGTCGGGTAGAATGTGGAAAATAAGTAAAATAATGAAAGAAAAGGCGGTGTCGCTTGAGGATGCGGTAGTTAAATACAGAGCAGAGCATGAGGCTATTTATGGCCCAATGCAGAATACTGTGACATACATTAATACTTACGGTGTACTAATAAGAGAGATTTATGTGGATAAAGATGTGGATAATTAAGGTTTAGGTGTCGTTTTTTTTCGACAGCTAGTGTGTTATAATACAGATAGTCGAACGAACGTTCTAATAAAAAGCTGGGTGCACCACCACCCAGCAAAAACGCAAAATCCGTTCGCCACTGATAAATGTACAATATATGCGAATTTTGCAGGATTATTATAGCATCAGAGCTATTTTAATGCAAATGATTCGTATACATATGTATTACTTTTTGAAAAGGAGACATGGTATATGAAGGATATGCTGATCAGCAAAGTCAATGAATCAATTCAGAATGGATATGCAATCACAATCGGAAACACTTTTGGGGCGAATGCTTGTTGTGCCTCATCCTCAAGGTTCGTCCCAGACGGTATGAGCGTTTATGATAGCGAAATTGATATATTCAATGGTGGGGACTTATATTTTATCCCTGTCAATGAGACAATTCGCATTGATTTCGATGAGGAAGATGGCACATTCTTAATTCACCCAGATGATAATACCTGGCAAACAATTATTAATGTTTAAGGCAAATGCCGCCGTAATGCGGCTTATGTCTATTTGCTACAAACTAAATATTAAGTTGACATAAAATTGCAATTGTGCTATTATTTATGTAGTATACTAATGGAAGGTCGGTGAGGTTATTGGAGTTAGTGATAGGATTTTGTAGATGCGCAAAATGTGGTGGGCAGTTTAAGTATAATTGGCATACATATTATAAGTGCCCAATCTGCAAAGGAAGCCAATATCAGAGATGGATTGAGGAAGATCCATTTAATGATGAGAAAGGCTGTAGCAACGAAGATGATAACCAAACTGTACAAATCAATAATTAAACAGAAAACGAGGTGATAGTATTAACCATATAAAATTCATTATATTATTGGCAATCATAATTGGTTGCATGGCATTAACAACACACGGTAGCACAGTAGAAAAAAATTCTAAATATAAATATGTTAATAGCGACACTGGTTTGTATTTCCGCAAAAGCCCATCATTAAATGGAGAAATTATTGATTTATTGCCGTTTGGGCAAAAGGTTAAAGTACTCAAGCGAAACCAGGGCGAAGATAATAACTGGAATAAGGTAAAGGTGGATGGAGTTAAGGGATATGTTTATTCAGAATATATACAGTCTGAAGACCCATTTGATAAGATGGACTACCTCGGCGAATGGATAGTAACGGCATATTCGCACACAGGAAGTGCCTGTGCTAATGGAAATATGCCTAGTGAAGGATATACAATTGCATGTAATTCACTTCCTATTGAAACAAAAATATATATTAAAGGAGTTGGCTTCAGAGTAGTTGAAGACCGAGGCCCTAGTTATATGGGAAGCGAATGGTGCGATTTATATATTACTGATTATCATAGTTGCGTGATTTGGGGCGCACAGAGTAAAGATGTTTGGATAGTAAAGGAGAATTAATTATGGCAAATGCAGAGAAACACAGACAGAGAAGTCACAGAAGTTACAGAAATACCGAAACCGTATTTGGAAAGTTTAGACAGAATGCGGCTGTCAAGAAGCAACGTGTTGAGAACCGCAACTTCCTCAAGGAAATTTTCCATAGAACGCAAGACAAATGAGGTATTTTAAGAATGGTTGTTAGTATTCATGATACAAACAATAAATACGGAATAATATATTCAGATCCGCCATGGCCACAGACAAAGGGGAATTTCAGAAAAGCAAGACCGAATCAAGGGAAAGTATTAGATTATGAAACCCTTCCATTAGAAGAAATTAAAAATTTACATAGAAATCTCCCAGTTGATAATAAATATAATATCTTCATGTGGACAATAGACAAATACTTGCACGAAACAGAAATCATGATGGAAGAACTTGGATACAGTCTTCATGCAAGGATCATTTGGGACAAAGAAAATGGAATAGCCCCAGCATTTACAGTTAGATTTAGTCATGAATATCTGTTGTGGTTTTATAAAAAAGGAAGAATCCTTATGCCTTGTGAAGAAGCTAGAGGAAAATACACGACAGTTTTAAGAGAAGCAGCAACCAAACATAGCAAAAAACCGAAATGTGCATATGAGATGTTAGAAGATATGTTCCCAAATGCAAATAAAATAGAATTGTTTGCTCGTAATGAAAGGCGTGGATGGGACTGTTGGGGAAATGAGGTTTAATGTATGAAAGTTATAAGGCAGGATATATTTGAATCTGACTCGTCATCGCAGCATTCGATCTGTGTTACAAAGAATGATGTTCATGTTAAGCCAGAGGACTTCGTTTATAACGAAGAAAGAGATGAATACCCAGATGAGTACATCTACATTAGTAGCGATGGAGACACTAGCAATGGAAACCTACGCTTGTATCATATTGATGAGGGGTACGGAAGATATCCGTTTATGATGCTCACAACCTTTAAGGATAAGTTAAAATATGCGCTGTGCGAGTACCTTGGACCGTTATACGAAGATGACCCACTATGGGAGCCGACATATAACGAGTTCAAGGAAATCGTAAAGGAAGTGTTACCTGATTTTGATGACTTCCGCTTTGATACTAAAGATGTTGACCTTTATGTTGATAAAGATGGGAATGATATTTTAACAAAGGATCTTCGCTATGATGGTTGGGATAGCGAAAACAACTCTCCAAAGTATTATTACTTAGACAAGTTTGGGAATAAAAAGCCTGCAATCTTTAATGAAGAAGATTATATGGAAATGCCCAGGATTGGGATGATTGACCATCAGAGTATGGGAATGCTTAAAAATTTCATTAAGGATAGCAATATTAGTCTAAAAGAATTTCTTACCAATAAGAAATATGTCATCATTGTGGACGGAGATGAATATGACACTTGGGATACTTATAAGCGAAGTGGCATGATAAATCTAGATTTTATTGTATCTGAATACGACGAGTCTGGCGAAGATATCGAGTACCAGGAGTGGTTAGAGGAGCAAAAAGCAAATGAAGAGAGTAATGAGAGATAATGTATGGGAGACGAATAGCTCTTCCATGCATACAGTAACAGTAAGAGGCAAGAGAAATATAAATAACCATTACCGTATTAATGATATCATAGAGGTTTATCTTGACGAATATGGGTGGGATGGCGATCCGTGTGATGACTTTATGTCAAAATTGGCATATGCGATGTCGATGGTATTACATACGGAGTATCCAAGTTTTAATCACTACGATGAAGATTTTATAGTTGACCAAGAAATACTAGAAGAATTGCCTGGGTATCAGCTACTAATTAATGCCATAAGGGAACATGGATATTGTGAGAGGATAGTTATAAAAAGGCGTGATGGGGCTTATTATCCGTATGGATATATTGACCATCAATCTTTCGAAGATTATTCATCACTTCAAGATTTTTTGGACGATTGGCATGTAGATGCTGAGACTCTTCTTTTTGATGATAATGTAACTATTTGGATTGATAATGACAATCATTAAGAGGTAGATGATATGAAGAGAGTAGTTAGAAGGGAAGTTTGGGAAACCAATTCTTCTATAAGTCATTCGGTTGTAATCATGACAGCCGAGCAAAATGAAAAATGGAAAGAAGAAGGATTATATTATTATCCACCAAACAAATGGTATGACACATTTAGGGGAGTGCCGGAAGATGAGAAACCGAAACCTGGTTTCTTCTATACGCAGGATGAATGCATTAGATTTCATAGGCTTCAAGGATATGAATACGACCCAGAAACCGGAGACTATGATACAGACGAGGAAAACAAAGACCAATTTATCAGAGAAATGGGAGATTTCATTGGTTATGATGCGTGGCACGATGATGAATATGCATATTTTGACAGCAATTCGTATATCACACCAGGCGGCGAAGAAATCATTATTGAATGCAAATATGGGCAGGATTGTTAAGGAGAATTAAGTTATGTGGGCTGTCTATAAAAACGGTAATAGTGTATGTAAGATAAACCTTGATAACGGAACCAAGATTCGTGAAACAGATGATGACGAATTTAATCTTGATTTTCCAGAGAGCATTGATTTGTCAATTGGCGATCAGTGCGATGGGGGATGTCAGTTTTGTTATATAAATGCATCTCCGAATGGGGTTAATGCAGAATTATTAGAGAATAAATTTCTTAAAACTGTTAGACCATTCACAGAGCTTGCAGTCAATGGAAATTCGTTGCAGCATCCTCAGCTAACTAAATTTCTTAGACAAATGAAGGAAAGGAAAGTTATCTGCAATATCACTGTTAATCAGCTTCATTTTGAACGTGAGCAGAGCAAGATTGCATTCCTTGCAGAACATGAATTGGTTAATGGAATTGGTGTTTCATTGAGAAAGCCGACTTCTGAGTTCATCAAAATGGTTAAAAGGTATCCAAATGCGGTTATTCATGCTATCAATGGAATACTTAGCGCATCAGATCTTGAAGCTTTACGTGACCATGATTTGAAGCTATTAATTCTTGGATATAAAAACCTTGGGCGTGGAGTTGAATATAAGACAGAAAATGATTTATTAATTAAATCAAGGCAACAGTATTTATATGATGTGTTAGATACACTCCCAAACCATTTTAAGGTAATTTCATTTGACAATTTAGCTATTGAACAACTTAATGTTAAGAGAATTTTAACTCCAGAACAGTGGGAACGTTTTTACATGGGAGATGAAGGAACAAGTTCTATGTACATTGACCTTGTGAGCGGTAAATTTGGTGTCAGTTCATTGTGTAATGAGGAAGAAATGCATCCGATTTTAGATTCTGTAGATGATATGTTTAGAGTTGTTAAGAGCGTAGCATAGAAAGGAAATTTGAAATGATTAATATTGTATTAGTAATAGTAGGACTTGCTGTTGTAGCTTTAGGTTGTACGATGGCAGTAATGCAAAAGAAGCTTGGATATCTTGCATTTGCCGTAGTTGGAATTGTCATTCAGCTGTTCTCCGGGTCGTTTAACTTCGTGCCGTCTGGATATGTCGGGGTCAAGACATCCTTCGGGCAGATTACAGAAGGTAAATCTAAGAACGGGGTTAATTGGCATGTGCCATTTGTAGAGCAGATCCATCTTGTTAACTGTAAGCAAACGGAAAAAGACTTTAAAGACTTGCGTATTTGGTCGGAGACATCTGAGCGAACCGAGGTTTATTGTGAGAATGTTGTCATCGACTATCAGATTGAGGCTGAACAGGCGGCATGGATTTGGAAGAACGTTGAGGAATGGGATACTAACTTAGTAAAGCAAACCTCTGTTGAATCTGGAATTAAATCAGCAACAAAGCAGTTTAATGATACGGATGTTACTGACCGTTCAAAGATTGAAAGTGCTGCAAAGGATGCTATTCAAGCTTCATTGGATACGAAATACCAAGCACGAATCGTTAATGTTGTTGCTGTGACTATTGGCAATATCAATTTCTCAGATGCATATAATGAAGCTATTGAGAAGAAAGCACAGGCTAAATTAGCAGCGGAAACCGCCGAATTTGCTAATAAACAGGCAACTCAGCAGAAAGAAGCTGAGGCGGAACAAAAGAAAATTGAAGCTGAAGCTGATGCGGAGGTAAAGAAAATCAAAGCCCAGGCTGAGGCTGAGACTATAAAGATTAAGGCAGATGCAGAAGCAGAAGCAAACGAAATGATTGCAGATTCACTGACGCCAGAGTTAATTGAGAAACAGAAAATTGACAAGTGGAACGGTGTTGTGCCTGTTATTACAGGTGGATCTGCTGTGATTGATGTGGATGATTTATTCTCTTCCAATAATTAAAAATTAAGTGTTGACAAAAAATAAAAGAAGCAGTAGTATATTCATGTACCAATTAATTGCTAAGGAGATGTATATGTTTGTAGAGAATGATGCCCAGGTATTCTTTGCAAAGAAAGGATACTACAAAGGAAAAGAAGTGACGGTTACCCATAGATATGGGACTGAGGTGTGGCTTGAAGATTATCCTGTCGGAAAAGCACCGATTGAGTACGGATGTTGGGTTAACAGTGAGTCTGTGAAATATAAAAATTAAATATATAAGTGAAATTCAACCTGTGTATCTGCATTCTATACACATCCGTGAAAGGCGGTTATTTGCTCTCATGGCGCAACTGGCGAGACGCAGTAGACTTAAAATCTACTACACTAGAAACATTCTGGGTTCAAATCCTAGTGGGAGCATTCGGGGTTGAAGAACAAATTATCCGCAGACCCAGTGAGTTGTCTATTTATAGAGAGTTCAGGCTAAATTGCGGGATGTGTAGTTTACGGTTGACTTTAAACCACATAGAAAGTAAAGGGGAATAATTATTATGGATTATATTAATACGCACGTTATTGGAGATATTGGAGAAGCATATGCTATCGCCAAATTTACAGAGCATAATATTAAGATATTAATACCTTTTTCAATGAACCTTCCGTATGATTATGTGATTGACGTGGATGGATAGTTATATAAAGTACAAGTTAAAACAACAGAAAAAATAAAAGACGACAATAAAATGGTGTTTCATATTTGTAGGACAAACCCGAATACAAAAAGAAGAATTGTTTATACCAAAGACGAAATAGACTATTTCTTTTTATACTGTATTGAAAACAAGTGGTGCGGAATAATAAGTATTAATGAAGCACAAAAAGAATACTTATATATTTATTTAGATTTCCCACGATATTGTAATCAAGCAGACTTAAAAATAGCAGCAGATTATGAGTTCGACCATAAGATAAAAGAAGTTATAACTGGATATGTTCTACCAAAGACAAAAAGACCAAAACCTCAGAAAAAAGAAAAAGAAATAGTTTGTGAAATTCCCGGAAGAACAACTAGAGAAAAATTAAAAAACGAAATAAGAAATAATCCAATGTTAAAGGTCGCAAAAATATATGGTGTGTCTGACAATGCGGTTAGAAAATGGTGTGAAAGAATGGGATTACCATCATTATCTACTGAGATTAAAAGATATTCCGACGAGGAATGGAATTTGATATAAATTATAACTACTCCGCCATTAGTTCAGTGGGAGAACGAGAGTCTTATAAACTCTTAAGGATCGTTCAATTCGATCATGGCGGACTCAGCAAAACAGGTTGCGCAGCCTGGTGCTGACAATTATCAAAGGGATATGCCGAGGGAATAGGGTTTACAATAGTGTAGGAAGCGAGTTGGTCGCTAGTGGGTGAGATCTGATTAATCTCACAGACAGGCAAAAAAGTATGGATAATTGGAAGGGGCTTAGTTTAATTGGTAAAACAGATGGCGAGATGTGCCATCAGATACACGTTCGAGTCGTGTAGCCCAAATGACTCCTAACTCTTGCTTTATAAGCATCAGTTATCGAGTTGCAATCTGCAAAAGATGTAGGTGGAGATACATCTAAACAGACGAAAAATCATGCGAGACGTTTGGCAGAGTTCGGATAAACTGCCACATGCGGACTTGGCAGAGATCGGTCTAATGCGCTGGCCTTGAAATCCAGAGAACGGGAACGTTCCGAAGGTTCGAATCCTTCAGTCCGCGCTAATAGCTGTCCAGGAACTCGTACACACATTTCGGAGACAGGATCCGCTCTGATGGTGAGAAATTTGTACAAAGGCATATTTGCTGTGACGAACGGCAGTCTGGTGGCGACTCGGAAAGACGAGTATTTAAGGGGTATCGCCAAATGGTAAGGCATCGGGTTTTGGTCCCGATATGTGTAGGTTCGAGTCCTACTACCCCCGCTCTAGACAAGAAAACGTGCTAGTGGCAATGCACAGGTGGATAGTGAAAAGATATATCTACCACCCTTGTCGAGACAGTGCTCACCTGGAATATATATTACTATGGAATAGCTGCATTACTAATGGAATCGGTCAAGTCGGTACGCAGTCCTACGTGAGCAGTGGGAGAGAGCAGTTACTCTTAATCAGTGTGCGACTTGATACGGAAATTGAAGCGTGAAACTATAGTGTGGGAAGTGAGGAGTGGATGAGGAGAGGCAACGCAGACCAACTCACAGTGTCTAGGCGGTTAAGTAGCTGAAAACATTATGGTTTTGCGCTGAAATTTTATTTGGGACATTGGCGTAATTGGAGAAACGCAGCAGACTTAGGATCTGCCACATTAGAAACACTATCGGTTCAAATCCGATATGTCCCATTGCTTAATTTTAAATATTAAAGAGAGGAGATTTTATAGATGGGTGTGGTTGCGACAATACTGATTACACTGTCAATGATATTTATTATGCTCATGGCATGGTGTATTTGCGCCAATGGGTCACGAGATGAGATGGATGACGAAAGTCAATTGAACTATATCAATGATTGGAGGAAAAGACATGGATTGCAGTAATTGTCCGTATATAACAGATGAGCTAGAAAATTAGATAGAAGAATGTTGGTGCGATAAGTTAGGTGAAAGAATAGGAACGTTTGATTGTTGCTGTGAGGAAGATGAGGAGGGAGAAATGAGCAGAAAATCTTACAGAAGAGAACGTGAAATGAATAGCTACAAAAGAGACGTTAAATATAAAGAGCGTATGAAGAAACTTGCGAAGGTGTGTGAAGATAGATGGTATGCTCCAGTATATCCTGTAAGTAGCGATGGACATTATATTGATAACCTGGAAGACATGGCATATGTCAAACGTGTTTGGCGTGGCAGTAGAAGTAAATATCTAAAGCAACAGTCAAACAAAAAACTGAGACAATATAAAGGTGATGTACCTAACTGTAGTGGATATAAAAAGGTTTTTGATTTTTGGTGGGAGCTTTACTAATGCACAAGAATAAGAGACAAAGGATAAGACTTAAACGGCTTAAGATGAAACATCGCCGTTTGATTAAACAGTATCCGTGGCTATTACCACGCAACGTGTGGACAGATAAAGTGCCAGATGATTATGACTATACATATATTGCATGGTATGGTTGGCCCAAGGGATGGAATATAGCTTTTGGTGATATGTTCTTAAAGGAGTTTGGAGAAGCTGTTAAAGAGGCTGGATTGGAGCACACATTAAGGATATGTCAGATGAAAGAAAAGTATGGGTCTATGAGATGTTACATTAGCGATGGAACTGAAAAAATGTTTCGCATCATAGACAAATACGAACATATTTCTGAGAATGTCTGTATTGCTTGTGGAAAACCGGATGTTCCGATGATTAATGATGGGTGGTATTCCCCGTGGTGTTATGACTGTTGGAGAAAAAATTACAGAGGTAGAGAAAAGTGGTTCATAGAGAATAGAGAAGGATATGAACCTATAACAGATAATGAGATACGAAAAAAGTATGATGAATCCATCTGTGATGATGATGCTGTAATAGCAGATTCATACAGAATCACTAGATTTTCTAAAGATGAAAACAAAACTGAGATATACGATATTTCAGATACAGTAAAATCTGTTAGAGAAAGGTGGGATAAACGAAAGCATGGCAGAGATCCAAGAGAATGCAATCGAATGGTACAGCGGAGATGAGAGAGTCTGCGCTTCATTTACTCAGAAGAAATATATAAATAAGTTATTGAGATATGCTAAAACCCACAAAGAAGTTGATATCGTTGCTCAGAATGATGATGGTTCTCTGTGCGTTCATGTTCCATTATCCTGGATTAAAATCAGTCCACCAAAGAAAGGTCGTGAGTTTACAGAGGAAGAAAAACTTATAGCTGCAGAGCGGTTGAGGCAGGGGAGAAAAAAGAGAGATGAAACAGTTGACAGTTGATGAGTTATATAAAAGGCTCAGTAAGGATTATGCTCGTGGAATATGCGAGATGCTGATAACCATATTAGATATCCATAATATGGTTATCGTTGACAAAGAAGAATATCTTAAAGTGGAAGCTATGGAGGATGACTTAAAGTGAGGGTGATCACTAGAAACGCAATTCGGTGTAAAAAATGTGGAGATATAATCGAATCAAAGTCTGTGCATGATTTCCAGGAATGCTCATGTAAGGCGTGTTTTGTAGATGGTGGGCATGAATATTGTCGGATTGGTGGAAATATAGAGGACATCGAAGTATTAACAGAATACGATGATGTTCCTGGCTATACAATAACGCACTACACTCGTCATGGCGGTGTGACTACATTTGAAACTGCTAATGATTATCATCACTATATTGAAGTCTATGAAGACATGTGGGACTATATTAAGGTTGAAGACGAAGATGGAAATTTGATCTATAAAACTATTGGACTAGACAAGTTCAGAGAGGAGCGTGGAATTGCGAGTTAATATCTTAGAAACAAACATCAGCGATAAAAAGCTAGAGGAAGCTGCATTAAATTTTGAGAACAGAGAGGCTATGATGCCGTATCTAATCATGAATCTACGAACGTTTGAAGAACTTGAAAAGAAGAAAATGATTGCTCGTGATGAAAAGGGCGGTTATGACTTCTGTGGGTGGAATGTTCTAATAAATAATAATTTACCGTTTGGGGATGTTGACATTCGTTGACTAAAGGGTTATAATCAGAGAGTAAAAATAAATATTAAATAGAAAGGAATAATCGATATGGCATTTCAAGTTAAGAAAGCTAAGAGAGAAAAGATTTATACAAAAATTGCTTTGATGGCTCCATCTGGTGGCGGGAAGACATATGGGGCATTAAGACTTGCGACTGGTATGGCTGAGGAGATTAAGGCTGAGAGTGGTAAAGATGCTAGAATTCTTATGGCTAATACAGAAGCAAAGCGTGGATACTACTACGCAAATGAATTCAACTACGATATCGTGGATATGGATCCGCCTCATAACCCAGAGAGATATGTTGAACTCATCGATTTTGCTGTTAAAGAAGGATATGATATCCTTATTATTGACAGTTCCTCTCATGAATGGGAAGGAAAGGGTGGATGCCTTGAGCTTCATCAGCAAGCTGGTGGTACTTATCAGTCTTGGGCTAAAGTTACTCCTAGACACAACAAGTTTATCCAGGCTATTGCAGACTCTCCCATCCATATCATTGCTACGATGCGTGGCAAAGACCAGTATGAGATGACCAAAGATGAAAAGGGTAGAACCAATGTCCAAAAGCTTGGTGTTGGGGCTAAACAGCGTGATGGATTTGAATATGAATTTACCGTCACATTCTTAATCGATCAGAAAACCAATACCGCAGAAGTACAGAAAGATAATACTCATATCTTTGATTCTGAGGGACCGACCATTCTGTCGGAAAATCATGGTCGTAAGCTTATGCAGTGGGCAAACTCTGGTGAAGGATATACTCCTGTTGTACATACGGAAAGTGAAAATGTAGTGGATGCTACTGTTGAAGACATTTCCGCTCTTCACAAACAGATTATCGAAGCTGCAAAAGCTGCTGGCGGTTCAAGCGATGCTAATGTAATGGCAACTATTAAGGAATATGCACCAAAAGGCAATCCGTCTGTAATTAAGGATGTTGAAAAGGCTAAGGAACTTCTTAGCAGACTACAGAACATGAAAAAATAATAATTAAATATATAAGGAGAAAAGACGTATGAATAAAGTAATTATTAGCGGAAATTTAACTAGAGACCCCGATATGCACCGTACTACAGGTGAGAAGTCAACAGTATCTGCAAGATTCAGTGTTGCTTGCCAGAGAAGATTTAAGAACAGCGAAGGGAATTATGACGCTGATTTTCCCAATGTCGTAGCATGGGGAAAGGATGCGGAGTTCGTTGAAAAGTATTTCCACAAAGGCGATAGAATTGAAGTAGTCGGAGAAATCCGCACTGGAAGCTATACCAATAGAGATGGGCAAAAGGTCTATACCACAGATGTATATGCCACTGAAGTAAATTTTGGTGGTGGGAAGAATAACAACAATGGAGCAGCCCCTACACAGAAGCAGGATGATAACTTCATGAATGTGCCACAGGGTAACGAGGATGGGCTTCCGTTCTGAGCAGGAGGTAATCCATGGCTAACACGACCGATCAACTGGTCCATTGCCGATACCCAAAATGCCTAAAGTTACATGCGACTACTGAATTACGCAAAGAAGATGCAGTCAAGGGTGGTAGTAAGAACACATACTATCACCCAGATTGCTGGGATACGATGCAAACCGTTAATCGGATTAAGGACTTGTTCTGCAAACATATCAACACAACAATGACTGGTAAACAGATTGGGCAGTTGGTATCCATAACAAACAACTTAATCTTTGATAAGAAAGTCAATCCTAAGCTGATTGAGTTTGCCATAGAGTATTTCATTAAATATAAACCGGGGAAGTTACGCTTCCCTGGTGGTTTGCATTATATAGTACAAGATAAAGATGTAACGACAGCATGGGCAAAGGAACAGGATAAAAAGATAAAAGAGGAGTTAAAGAGAGACCTTAGGGCACAGACTTCTATCATTGATGACCCAATTGATTTTGAATTACCAGATGTTTTTCCAATAGATTATAGCAACAATAAAAAATCAAAGTTCTCAAGTGTATTGGGGGTGTAAATTATGAGAAGTATTTCGGAACTGGTAGATAACTCGGCAGAGGGTGGTGTTATAGCTAGTCTTATCTATCATCCCGAATATCTGCTCAGTGACAATAATTTACAGCCCCGATTTTTTTGGAATCAGGAGAATCAGTTGCTCTTTTGGGGAATTAGTGAATTAGTTACTAGTGGAATTACTAAGATTGACAGTCTAAATCTTCGAAATGTTCTCTATAGTAATCCTGCTTGTCAGAAAATGGCGGATAAGTTTGGATTAACTAATCTACAAGAGTTCATTGAACTTGCGAGAGCTGCATCTAGAGGGACATATGAAGAATACAAATTGTTAGCGAATACAGTGATCAGTCTTGCGTTTCGCCGTGAACTGTGTAATCTTTCTGTTGAAATTGGGAAAGAATGTTTCAACCAGGATATTTCTCTCGATGATTTGAATGATTATGCTAATGACGGAATTGATAAAATTGCTGAGAAGTTTGTATTTGGCGGTGACAGCGTTCAGTTCGGAGAAAAGATTGATGAGATTTGGGAAGAAATTTGCGAAGACAGAAATGACGATGGCAGTTTTGGCATTCCAAATCTAATTCCTAGCCTTGATGACTACTACACATTCGGAAAAGGCGAACTTGTGTTAGTGGCTGGAGCCACAGGCAAGGGTAAGTCAAGTTACATGATGGCACAATCAATTTATACATTAAAACGTGGTATCCCATGTGTAACACTTGATTCAGAGTTAACAGATAAAGTATTCGCACCAAGAATGCTTGCAAATCTGAGCGGTATACCAGTTAAAATTATTAAGAACGGCAGATATACAAAAGCTGAAGAAGAAAGAATTAAAAAAAGCATTGAGTACATTAAAAAGGCAAGCTTTGTACATGAGTATGTACCAGTATTCAGCAAGTTACAAGTCGATCAGATTTGTCGCAAATGGTACAACAAAGACAAGCTTGGATTTTTAGTGTATGACTATATCAAACCGACAGGTAAGGCCGCAGCAGAGATTAGCCAAAGCATGGGAATGCTTGCAGATTACTTAAAGTCAATCGCTGGCAACCTCAATATTCCAGTAATGGCAGGACTACAGCTAAATAGGATGACTGGTGAACTTGCAGACAGTTTTAAGACGGAACGTTATGCTGATGTTCTGCTGTATTGGAAAGAAAAGGATGCAGAAAAGCTTCGAATGGATAGTATTGAGTGCGGTAATTTTATGGTTCAAGTTATCAAAAATAGAAACGGAGCTGTACACGATGAGAATGAATATGTAGACATTCAGTTTACTGGAGATTTAATGAGTATCAAAGAAGCCAAAAAACATGTGTCAACTAATACACCATTTGATGAGAAGAAAGGTTGATAGTATGTGAAATATTCACAAGAAGCATTGGAAGATATGGCTAATCAGATTGACCTTCTTGATTACGCCAGTAAATCAGTAGATTTTGTCAAAAGGTCTGGGAATACCTACTATGCGGTATGCCCATTTCATAACGAAAAAACAGCAAGCTTGGCTGTCAATACGGATGAGAACTTCTTCCATTGCTTCGGATGTGGGCGATCTGGGAATATTTATAAATGGATTCAGTGGACTGAAGGACTAACATTTGATCTGGCAGTACGCAAGGTTGCTAATATAACAGGCTCTGATGAACATACATACATGGAATCTGAGTCAATGAGTTTTTTTAAGTTATTAAACAGGTTGAATATGCCTAAAAAAAGGAACATGGTTGAGAGAACCATTTTAGATATAGATTCGGATTACAATCAAAAGTATAGCGATGAAATTCCTCAAGAATGGGTAGATGAAGGAATATCACCGCAGGAGCTGAAGAAGTATGAAATCCGTGTAGATGATGTTAGTAACAGAATTGTATATCCTGTTAGGGATGACCAATTTAATGTGATTGGTGTTAAGGGTAGAACTCGGTTTAAGGATTATAAAGAACTGAAGATAATCAAGTACTCCAATTATTATAAAATAGGTGCGCTAGATTATTTTACAGGGATGATGCAAGCAGCAGACTATGTGGATAGCTCAAAAGAAATCATCATCGTTGAGGGTATCAAATCTGTGATGAAATTAGATCAGTGGGGATATCACAATGTAGTATCTGCGGAGACGAGTACTCTTAGTGAATATCAAATAGAATTACTAATCAGAATACAATTGCACGATGTTACCATAGCATTCGACAAGGATGTCCCAATGAGTAAGATTGCTGAATGCACAAAATTATTAAAAAAATTTACCAACGTTTACGTTGTTTATGATAGATGCGGACTGCTTGATGAAAAAGACAGTCCATGTGACAAAGGGGTCGAAATATGGAAAACACTATATGAGAGGAGAGTGAGAATTTGACTGAACATGATGAGGATGCTTTCGTAATCGGAACAATGACATATTCCTTTTCTAGGCTGAACAGTTTTTACACATGTCCATACGAATGGCATCGTGTATATATTGAATGCCTAGACAAAGAAGATTCTGCCCAGGCACAATTCGGTACATTGATGCACACCATTCTTGAGAAGTATGCGAAAGGTGAGCTTGAAGTGTTTGAGCTGTCAATGTACTATGAAGAGCATTTTGATGAGTTTATCACATATGACTTTCCACCAAATAAGTACGTGGATTTGCGTGAGAAATACTATAATGCCGGATTGGAATACCTTGATAATATCAGTCTAGACCTTGACAGCTATGAAGTTCTTGGGGTTGAACGTGAAGTGCATTTTCAGATTAATGGGCATGATTGTGTAGGATTTATTGACCTTCTGCTGAGAGATAAAAGCACAGGAGAGATAATCATCCTTGACCATAAATCAGCATCAATTGGTATATTGAAGTCTGGAGCTATTGCCAAAAAGGATCGCTCCCACTTTGAGTCATTCAAGAGACAGCTTTACCTGTATGCAAAGCCTATTATTGAAGAGTATGGACATGTTGATAAACTGAAATGGAATTTATTTAAGGAACGGAATTACATTGAGATACCATTCGTCCAGCAGGAGTATGAAGATGCTATTAAATGGGCATCAGATACCATTGATAGAATTGAAGCTGAAACTGAATGGGGTATAAATAAAGAATTAAGTGCTGCAATGATTGATGGTAAATATCCGCCTTTCTATTGTTCGCAGCTATGTTCACAGCGATGGAGTTGTCCAATTAAAGGCGAATATGTAAATAGCTTGAGGGAATATGATGAGTAAAAATTATACCGTTCTACATTTACATAGCATGGACTCAAATCCTAAGAGTGGGTTGACGATTGATTCTGTCACACCGTTTCAAGACTATATACTAAAAGCCAAGGAATGTGGCATGAAAGCAATTGCTTTTACGGAACACGGATCTGTTCTGCACAATGTTGCCAAAAAGCAGATGTGTGAGAAGAACGGTATTAAATATATTCATGGGCAAGAGTTCTATGTTACTGAAAAGATAGACGCTGATAATCTTGTCCGTGATAATTACCACTGCATCTTGTTAGCCAAGAACAAAGAGGGTGTAAAAGAAATTAATTATCTTTCATCAATTGCGAACAATCGTGATGATGGGCATTTCTATTATACCCCAAGGATTGAATTGGATGATGTAATTAATACATCTGCGAATGTTCTTGTATTGACCGCTTGCTGTGCAGGAATTCTATGCAGAGGGACTTCGGAAGCCAAGGAACGCTTTCTCACATTTCTAATTAATAACAAAGAACGTTGTTGGTTAGAAGTGCAGCCACATAACTTTGATACGCAGAAGCAGTATAATCAGAGCCTGTATGAGCTGTCACAAAGATATGGAATTCGTCTTGTGGCGACTAGTGATGTTCATGCAGTATCTAAAGAACATCTTGCTGGAAGAAGCATTATGCAGAAAGCCAAGAAAATAGTATTCCATGACGAGGATGAATGCGATTTGTCATGGCATAACTATGAAGAGATGGTAAATGTATTTATACAACAGAATGTGCTTCCAGAAGATGTTATTTTAGATGTAATAGAAGAGACAAACAGGATAGCAGATATCATTGAAGATTATAGCCTTGATTACAGTAATAAATATCCAAGGCGTGAAAATTCAGAAGAAGAATTCAAGAAGCGTATTAATGATGGGATTATTGAACACGGAATTAATAAGCTTCCGAATTACAAAAGCGAATATCTGCCAAGGATAAAAGAAGAATTTGAGACTTATAAAAAGAATGACGCTATCGATTTCATGCTTCTTGACTCCGATTACAAAAATTGGATGCGTGAGCATGGAATGTATTATGGACCTTCCAGAGGTTCTGTGTCGGGCAGTTTGATTGCGTATCTTATCCATAGCACTGCTGTTGATTCTGTTAAATATAACCTTAACTTTTCAAGGTTTATGAACCCAGAACGTCAAAGCTTGGCTGATGTAGATACTGATATCTATGCTGATGACAGATATAAAGTTAGAGAATACTTCTTTGGCAGATCCGATGTATTCTGCTGTAACATTATTACATTTAATACAATCAAGATGCGAGGTGCTATCAAAGACGTTGCTCGTGCATTAGGAATGTCAGTAGATGAAGCACAGCAGATTTGTAACACTGTATTTGAAGATGAAAACGGAGAGCATGTTCCAGACGATGTCAGAAAGAAGCATTTAGAACTTTTCTCATATGTTGACATTGTTATTGGGACAATTGTATCGCTTGGAAGACATGCAGCTGGGATTGTAGTATCACCGACTGATATTAGATATGACTTTGGAACGCTGTCAATTGATTCTGACCCACGCCCTGTTAGCCAGATTGATATGCATGAGATCGACTCTCTAAACTATGTCAAGATGGATTTGCTTGGACTTAATGCAGTCGGATTAATCCATAATGCATGTGAGCTTGCTGGCATACAGGATCTTACGCCGGAAATGGTTGACTTCTCTGATGAGAATGTCATCCGTTCGATAGCAGAAGACACTACCATGATCTTTCAGTTTGAGTCTGGTTTTGCTAGTGATTCACTGAAGCGTACATTCAGCGATGAGACAGTTGCCAAGATTAAGAAAAAGAATGAGGACATCTCGTATCTTGACATTATGGCTATGGTCTCTGGTGCCATCCGTCCTGCTGGTGAATCATACAGAGATGCATTGTTTAACGGAGAATACCATGACAATGGGGAAAAAGCACTGAATGACTTTCTAGCTCCAACCCTTGGATATTTGGTATACCAAGAGCAGATAATTGACTTCCTCCATGATTTCTGCGGTTTTACAATGGGACAAGCTGATATCATCAGACGTGGATTTGCTAAGAAGACTGGTACTGAGAAGTATATTCCTATTATCAAAGATGGCGGTTATATGGAAGATATCCATGGGAACCGTGATGATAGATATATTCCTGGGTATATCAAAGTCGCACAGGATAAATATGGAATGACAAAGGAACGAGCAGAAAAGAGTATTGAATATTTTCTTAGAGTTATTGAAGATGCGAGTTCTTATCTGTTTTCCAAAAATCATTCTGTGCCATATTCAATGATTGGGCTATACATTGGATATCTCCGCTACTACTACCCACTTCAGCTTTTAACTGCTGCATTGAACATCTATAAGTCCAATGAAGCAAAAATGCTTGAAATAAAAGAGTATATAAAATCGAAGGGGATTGCAATTAAGCCAATCAAATTTGGGAAGTCCCGTGCTGACTATTTTATGGATGTGTCAGAGAATGCGATTTATCATGACATTGAGTCAATCAAAGAGTGTAATGCAAAGAGTGCTGAGGAGCTTTATGAAATAAGCAAGAACAAATACGATGACTTTGTTGACCTACTGTATGATATTAAGCAGAAGACTTCATTAAATGCGACGCAATTAGATATCCTTATCAAGCTTGATTTCTTCAGTGATTTTGGGGATATAAACACATTGCTCTGGATTGTGCAGGAATATGATCAGCTTGGAGATAAGAAGTCAATTAAGAAGGACTCTCCGCTTGTCGTGCTTTTTGGAGATGAGTTGTTGACTAGGTTTTGCGACTCATCCACTCCGACACACGTTGATGAAATCAATGTTGAAGCTTTTATGCACATGAGAGGAATAGAAGCATCAGAACTTGATGACTGTTTCAAATATAAATATGAGAAGCACGAAGATGGCACTAAGAGTAAAGTACAGAACGGCTATTCATTTAAGAAGATTTTCAAAAAGTTTGATATCACAGATGAAGAGCTGAACAGATTTTCGACAAAAACCGTGTATGGCAAATACGATGGGCTACATACGAAAGAATTGTTGAAATATCTGCTTGAAAACTCTAAGTATCCAAGATGTTCAGTAGCTCAGAAAATTAAGTATGAGAGCGAATTATTGGGGTATATTGATTACAAAGACCCTTCATTAGATAAGAGAACAGTTGTAGTCACAAAACTTAATACTGAGTGGTCGCCAAAGTTCACCGCATACTGCTTAAACAATGGGATGACTTCGGAATTCAAGATTCATAAACGGAAGAATCCACATGATAAACGAATTAAAACAATTTGGACAGATTTGCCGTTACATAATGGCGATATTGTATACATAAAAGACTGTAAAAAAGAACCAAAACGCCGTAAGAACTCAAACGATGAGTGGGAGAATATACTAGGCGAGTACGAATGGTGGCTAAAAGATTATTGTTTATGCAGTCTGTAAAGGAGAGATATTATGTTAGAACGTTATCATTACACGTAGACAGAGTTAGACAAACTATTAAATAGCATGGTGGTTCTTGTTGACACTCGTGAGCATGATGGGAAGAATGACCATATATTGAACTATTTTGATTCTAAAGGTATAGCCTGGAAGAAGCAGAAGCTCGATTATGGTGATTATTCCTGTATGCTCCCAGCAAATGAAGAACTTGGGATAGTGCGAGATCTTTATTTTGACAAAGAGATAATGGTTGAGCGCAAGGCGAACCTTGATGAATTTGCAGGAAACTGTGTTAATGAGAGGAACAGAATCAAAAAAGAATTCTCTATGGGGCCATCACACAAAGTCTTATTGATCGAAAATGGAAGTTATGCTGATATGGTCAATGGGAATTACAAATCAGAGTATGCTGCGAAGTCTTATTTTGGTACTATTCATAGCTTTTGGCATGAATTCGATTTACCTGTAGTATTTATGCCAGATTCCAAGTATTCTGGGATGTTTATTCGTGGATATCTCACGTATTATATAAGGGGGTTAGTAAAGTAATGCAAGAATGGAGTTTTAATTTTGGTCCGGGGTTTGTATCCCCAGAGGAAATACGTGAGGCGTTCGAACAGAGACAAGCAGAACTGAAAAATAAGATTGATGAGAAAAAATGTGTGATGTGCATGAACGCATCATTAGTCAATGATCAAATCGCAATCTGTAATAAAAAAGGTAGTGCTCATGCAGGAGAGTGCGTTGATGAATTTGATGGGAAATCATGTGGGGAATGGTCTCCAATATTCATTAATTAAATATTGAACAGTATTGACATCACCGCTAGTTTTTGATATTATTAAAATATAAATATTAAAAATAAAGGCGGTGATATTATTAATACAAGACAAATTATTGATTATGTATCCCGCAAGATTGATGGATTGGATAATGAAATTATGGAATATAAAGAGGCAATGGATAATTGTGAGTGTTTTAGTAAAAAGTATTGGTTGTGCCATGATAAATATGAAGTAGCTTTCATTAAACGAACCTGTCTTGCGGATTTATTGAGACACATTTAGGGGGACTAACATGATTAGAAAATGGTTGCCACGAATATATGTATGCCGTGATGTATACATGATAATGTGGCTAGGTTATGAAATTATTATTCCAAGGATATTTAAGGGTGGTGATTATAATTAAAATATTAAATGATAATTATAATTATAAAGATATTTCGTGTGTCACTTTCCCACTATACCACAAATGTGAGCACTGTGAGAGTGAGTACGAAATTGAAGAAATGGATGAACTCCATGAGGGTGTATTAGGCGATTATTATGTGATTTGTCCTATTTGTAAGCACAAATCTTATGTAGATGAAATCGATGGGAAAACGTTAACAAAAGACAATATTGTATTTCCAATTAACTTCTTCCATTCTGTTAATGGAGTTGATTTGGATTCAGAAGAGATTCGGAAGTATATTAGCGGTGCAATTGAATTCTTCAGAAAAAATCCAGAAGCATTTACCTATACAACAGGCTCTGGTAACACTGGGGTTATAGTTGAAAATTTTTCTGGAGATAAAGAGTATCATGTGTGGGTTACTAAAGATTATTACGACACGTATATCCCTTATGAAGCAGAGGATATAGTAGCCCAGGAAGAGAACGGATGGGATTGGCAGAATAAAGGGATAATTAATTGGAAGGAGATCCGAGGTATTGATAAAGATTGAGAACATAGATATATGGGGATTTGAACATGCTATCAGAGGACTTCGCAACCCTCTGAATAGTTGGGATAAAAGTGACAGTTTTCCTTGTTATACAGATTTATGCGGTTCTTGTAGTCAGAATCATAATGGACACTGTTACTACTCTAATGAACTATATGGTTTTCATGTGGGTGAAAATGATTTAAGTCTCATGCGGAAGTTATATAAGGCTGGATCAGAACATCGAAAATATCTTAGACAGATATTTGTATCCATGGATATTATTGCTCCGCTTTATTGGTGGAAAGAATTTGATACCTATAAAGTTGGTACAGTTGCTAATTCTTGTTCAACTATGCATAAGATTGCCGCTAAAGAATTTGAATTAGATGATTTTAGTCATGAGCATTTATATGTTGATAATCTTTCACCGTTTTGCCCAGAACTTGTTTTGGCTCATCAAATAGATGCTTTGAATTTTTGGAGAAAACGATATCTTGAAACAAAGAACAAAAGTGATTGGTGGCAGCTAATACAATTACTTCCATCATCTTATAATCAGAAGCGTACTGTAACTATGAATTATGAAAATGTGGTTACAATGATACATCAAAGAACAGGGCACAAACTTGATGAGTGGAATGAATTTGTAGCGACTCTGAAAGGTCTGCCATACATTAAAGAAATAACGGAGAGCGAATAATGACAGAATTATACGAAAGCAACGATAAGCTTGTTTCTCATCCGCAGCATTATCAGAGTAAATCTGGGCTTGAAGTGATAGATGTAATCGAGTCTTTTACAGATGGGCTTAATGGAATCGAAGCCACAGATACTGGTAATATTATTAAATACGCTTGTAGATGGAAACATAAAAACGGCATACAAGATATTGAAAAAATCATTTGGTATGCTACACACCTAAAACAGTATTTGGAGAAACAGAATGAGTGAGACGATCAGAATATATTTAGCTGGCCCATCATATTTTGAAGAAGATGAAGGTGGGACTTGGAGAACTAAGGCTGTCCAGATGATTAAGACTGCTACTGATGATAAACCATATGATGTAAAAGTAATCAATCCGCTTGATTTCTTTAGCTATTCCGAGGTTAAACATCAGAGCGACACACAGGTGAAACAATACTATATGGATCAAATATTACATTCAAGATTAGTATTGTGTAACCTTGACCATACAAGGACTAGCCCAGGAACAGCAGAAGAGCTACAGTTTGCTGTTGACCATCAAATCCCTGTTATCTCATTTTCAAGTGGAGATGAGGTTTATCCATGGCTTAAGGTTGATAGCCAAGTAGTTTTTTCATCACTGCTCCAGGCTATTGATTATATTGCAGATTACTACTGTAATTGAGGGAATAGTTATGTTAGATGATAATTTCTTTGCTGATTTTTTCGGAAAATATACGGAAACGCCGGAGTCATATAAAGAGAAGCTCGATGATTACTGGCAGCATGGGAATGTTAAACAGTACTACGAATTATTAAACCGATGCAAAGAGCAGTATAGAGTTCTTCGGAGTTCAGAGGGGAAGCACCGAGTAGAAAGTAGGTGATTAATATGCTTTGCGGTATCTATAAAATAGAAAACATGCAGAATCATAAAATTTATATTGGATAGGCGGTAAACATCACAAAAAGATGGCAAAAACACTTGAATGATTATCTTAATCCAAATGTAGATCTATATAATGGGCATTTTTATAGAGCATTAAGAAAGTATGGTATAGAGAATTTTACTTTTCAAATTGTCGAGTTATGTGTTCAAAGCGATCTTGATGATAGGGAAATATATTGGATCGGTAAATATGACTCTTTTACTAATGGTTATAATGAGACACTTGGAGGTAAAGCAAAAAGTACAGTGGACAGACTAGAATTTGAAAAATATTACATAGAACATGCCCCAAGTGTTAAAGAGATTGCAGAAGTTTTTGATATTGATCGGTCAACCGCTGGAAGAATAATGTCAGAGTTAAAACTACAACCAAAGTTTTATGTTACGGATGAGGAAAAAGATAATATAATTTCTGATTATTTGAATACAGATTTGAATGTGGGTCAGTTAGCAAGAAAATATAATAGGAGTCCAGATACTATCAGCAACGTATTACATAAGAATGGAATAGAGATTATAAGGAAAAAGAATCTAAGAAAAATTATTGATGTATATGATATTTCTAATGGTAATTTGATTCTTTCAAAAGTGTCTATCCCAGAATTTATGAGGTATTTAATTGATAATAACATCAACAGAAAACCATTGCATTCAACAATACTCGCAAGTATTAATCGCAAAAGTAAGGCACTGTATGATAAATACCGAGTTGAGCTGATTAAAGAAAGGGAGATATAAAAAATGGGAATTTCAGGCCGTAGTGACTTCCAGGACCATGTAGAGATGTTTGATGGTGCAGATAAACTCATCAATAATTATCGAATATATGCCTATGGCAACGATGTTATCCCTCTCAAGTTTGAGAAACCAGCCGACCTGATTGCGTACTACCCATACTTGGTCGTAATCAAAGCTGGAGATAAAGATGGCGGGATAATTCATCTTAGCTCCGAGTCGTTTATAGACTCCGAGGAGAAGGAGTCACTTCAGTGGCGGATGGATAGAGCCAAGGCAGTGTATAGGCGTTGCAAGCGTAAGAAAGTCCCATTCGACCGTAAGGCTGCGGAGAAGGATATCTGTTGGATAGATGAACCGAGACCGTGGGAGATCGAGATTATTGACCGGGTTGAACGGGATGGTAATAAAGCTACCATCGAAGATATTCATGACGAGATGCATGATAGGATGCGTAGCGAATGGTACAAGCTGATGATCGATAATGGCTGGGATGAGAACAAAGCGTACAAATGGGTCTACGGATGGCATAGGTGGTTAGACAGAATCCAGGCTGAAGAGTATGGAGAGGGTTCTGCCCAGTATACAATAGGGAGTTTGATATATGATAACAACAGTAAGGACTGATTTAACATGGGACGGTAAAGCGGGAGATGCATTGTCTAAAACTAGTGATAAAAAGATTAAGCAATCACTAAAAGATATGACTGGAGCTATTGATGTAGACATTATTGAAGTAAATAGCTGGACTGAGGATGATGATGAGGATAAATAATGTATAAAATAATTAGTATTAAAACCCACAACGGCGAGGATAAATCAGACCCAACTAAGCGTATTGGAAGAATTATGGACATTGACCCTAAGACAATCGTTCCAGGACGTTGCTTTTATATGGATTGTGTTAATCCTGGAATGATGAAAAGTTTAATCACATCCCCTGTGACCATGTGGGAATACACTGATTTGGGGCTACGGATTAAAACAATGAATTCCATTTACGAATTGGAACAGATTGATAAGGAGAATTGATGAGTCAAGGATATATTGATTTTGATTTAGTTGATAAATACCCAAACAAGTATAATCTTACTCCTAAGAGTATTAAAAAATTAAAAATACTCGATTGGGGGAAGCTTAAATCAAAGACATGGTTTAACCATGCAATGCTAAATGGCACTTGGTGGTGTCATTTAGAGGGTTGCAATGACAAAGGTCCATATAATAGTGAAGTAGAGTTTTGGATTGGTTTTAACGAAGATAATAACCAAATTAATTGTAGCTTTACAAGTTTCGATGGAATGTGTAAATACAATTTTACTAAATTTTATAGCAGTAAAAGCATTACAAATAAATTCTACATGCAAATGCAAGTTAATACAATCCGTTGGCTTAATATGATGATTGACGAGGGGATTTTGGGGCTATGACAACAGTTACATTTAACAAAGCTATAGCACTAGATAAAGAAATCGGACAAGAACTAGATAGAGAGAAAGCTATTAACTGTCTGATTAACCGCACCCATGAAACGACATATGATTATCAGAAGTTTGTTAAAGTCCAACTCGGCGAAGGATACATTCATACCCCGCAACCAGAGGTTCGACTAGACAAATGGCTTGAGTTTTTGAAATCCGAGAAGCAGTTTATTAATGACCATATTGCTGAACTTGATAAGCAGTTCGAGGAGTTGTGATAAGGGTTGTCAGCTAAATGCAAAATGGATAAAAGAAAACTGAATATTGATTGGGTATAGAACAAAGGTTTTAAAGATGATGGAAGTTAAGTTTAAAGTTAAAATCCAAAATAGATATGGAGAAATAGAATCAAATATAAATAGAAGATTCAACATCTTAAAAGCAGCAAGAAATCGTCCTATATGTATAGATGGAAAATGTATCGGAGTAATAACAGACGTTGATACAAAAACGGATGAGTGTTATGGGCATATTTTTGACCATGATGCTGTTATTGAATTATCACAAGATTTTCAAGAAGTGGTTTCGGTAGAAATTGTAAAATCAAAATAGTTTTATCTGCGGTGGCGGAATGGTAATCGCTAAAGTGTGGCTTCTTATAGATTGGTTATGGATAGATAGTGTGCCATGTAAAATAATCACCGAGTCAGCGCAAGATTAATCTTGAACCTTCGGGTGTAACGCAGGGGGTAATCGAGAGCAATAATATCCCAAAACTCCAATCATGTGGGGTTCAAATCCTCACCCGCAGAAGTGAGCAATTTCATTAAAAGGTTTCCTTTCCGCTCACCGACAAATGTAAGGAAAGACTTGCCACAACCGAACGTGGATAACAACATAACGGGTAAGACACCTGGGTTCCTCCGTGTACCGCACAGAGTCTGAAGCGGAGCGTAAAACGGCTCAGTGCTATGATTTAGATATCCACATTTCTTTGGATTTGTGGGTATCTAAAATCTGTAAACGTTAAGTAAAACATTAGTTTCGCAAAATTTAGAGGAGGAAAAACATGAAGTTAGGTAGCATACTAAATCAACTCGATACGTCTGAACTTTCAGATAATATATTTGTCGAATATCGAACCGAGTGTGAGGGGGAAGATGTTCTAGGAGGAATGTGTCAATATAATTTCAAAACAGGAGAATTAACCTCTATGGATTTCGACACGTATAGCCTTACTGATGAATTTTATAAATATGAGATTCGAAAGGACGGAGATCTCCCGCCGTATTTGGCAGTTTGGTATGAAGCGGATTGGATTTCTGAATAATAAACAAGGAGAATAAAATATGACTTTAGAAGAATCTTTAGTAATTGGAGCCGAGGAGGCAAGGGCAAGAACCAGAGCATCGATTTCTGAGGCTAGTTATTCACGGCTTCAGGAAATTGTCGAGGAAATCAATAAAGCAATCGACGAAGGTGAATATACATGTAGCATCAGCGGAACAATCAACAAGCGTGTCGAAGAAGTTTTAACTCAGAAGGGCTACAAAATTACTCGTGGTAGTCAGTACAATGAGAGCTATGTGACGATTAGCTGGAGAGGATAAACATGAATTGCCCAAATTGTGGTGCTCAGATTGTTGGCAGGAAGTGTGAATACTGCGGGACAGTGTTCGATGATAACCATGATAACCATGATAACCATGAGGCTTACTACCAAAGGTTACATCTGATGTATCAGCTAGACAGGTTAGATAAAGAAAAGAAGAATTTGGAATTGCAGTTAGCTTATGACAAGTTTGTAGCAGACATGAAGCGTGAAGCGTTGGAATGCTGTTGTGAACAGCCAAGAAAGAAATGGTGGAGACGATGACAAAAGAACATGCACTTGGAGAACTGAAGCGGTTATACGAAGACATTGATAAAGAAAATCATCTGTTTGTGGGGACTTTCCCGCCGGACGTGATCAAAATAGCAATCGAAGCGCTGGAATATAGCATCGCTGTTGATAAGGGCATCAGGGGTGAGTATTGATGAACAAGACGCACTGGGAAATATTAGATGTTGCGAGGAGTAACTAATGGATTGTGATAACTGCAAGCACTACGATTGGTACTATAATTACTGCGAGAAGTGGAGATGCGAGATAGATACTAAGGATGTTCATAATTGCTTCGAGCCATTTGAAACTCCAATTCTGGACTTTATGACCGGGAAGGTTAAGACCAATGAAGAAAATTAAAGAGTTTATTAAAAAGTTCTTCTGCCCACATACATTCTTAATCGATAGGTGGCATCTTACTCATGGTTCGCATGATAATGAACCGAGGTACATCGAGGGATTTGAGAAGTGCGCTTACTGTGGCAAAGAACGGTATTTCACGGTTGAACGTGGTAGCAGACTTGAAGACTACATTTTGAAGTATATGTTGGAGAGACAAAGATGACAGCACGAATTATTGTAGCGGGAAGCCGTGACTATAAAAACTATGGTCAGTTAGCAGATATTCTGGACACACTGATGGTCAAGCTCCAGAACCAGGGTATTGATAAATCAGACATTGAAATTATCTCTGGTGGTTGCCGTGGAGCAGATGAGCTTGGCGAACGATATGCTAAGGAGAGTTGCATTAGATGCTCGATTTTCCCAGCTGATTGGGGTAAATATGGCAGATCCGCTGGCCCAATACGGAATGACCAAATGGCTAAATATGCTATAAGAGCTGATAAAGGCTATTTAGTAGCATTCCCGATTGGAGAGAGTCGAGGAACTCGAAGCATGATTAAGCTTGCAGAGCAGCATGGGTTAGAGGTTAAGGTGATTGAGGGATGAAAGTTGTATTTTTTATGTTACGAGATGAAAGTTGTGTTTATGAATTCCCAGATGATGTATCTGAAGCAGAATTGAGTGATGCAGCATTTGAATGGATGAATGATAATGTAGCTCCTTATTATAAGATACTAAAGGATGATGAAGAATGAAAACAAATATGAGTGGACTGTTTAAGGATTATCGGGCAATGTTCAAAGCTATCATGAATTGGGATACGGGAGATTCAGATCCTAGATATTATTCTAAAGGTACTCACCCTGTTCTTGGTAACGAGGACGGACATTGGCTATATGATTCTGGATACGCACTATCTGATATGGGTTACCATGGTTGGAGTGGTGAAGCGGCAAAGAATGAAGTTTTAATCCATAAAAAAATTGAAACTGCATATTTGTATTTACTAAAATCGTTAGCTGAGGCAATAGGGTATAAATTTCCAGAAGACCAGGATGTATGGAAGTATCACCTGAGTGATATTGATACGAATAAGATATTGGAGTTGTGATATGTCATTAACAGAACCATTTAATATGACAGAGATGCTAAGGCGAGAATACGTTCAAGGAGCAGTTAAATCTGTTAAATATCTTGAAAGCTTTAGCGATGACGAGACGTATCAGAGTCATGTATATCGTCTTGTTTCTCTACTTAAACTTACAGAGATGGCGTTAAGCATAGAGAGGGCCAAAAAGACAAGTAGTTAAGATGGGAAAGAAATATATTATACTCGCAAGAAATTACTCAGATAAAATCTGGAGTCTAGAGCATCAGGCGAACTTCGCTTTTTTAGCAACCATTTTCATGTGGTGGATGTGTTTCAGGTACGACGTTGTAGAAATGAGGAAGTTTGGATGATAGAAAAGACAAGACCTAATGCGGAAGTACGATTTAATCAAGGTATAGACGGAAGAGACACGTATTACCATATTGTTTATAGTTGTCCACGATGCGGTAGAATCATCAGAGGATATCGAAGCGATGTAGCCTGTGATGTATGTGCGACATTTTATGACTGGGGTGACCGTGAGCCGAAAATTAAAGTAATCAGAACAGTTGAGTGGTAATAGATGTTGGTGGATTAATAATGATTGTGAAATTACCAGGGAGGAAGAGAAGAACAAATGGAGCTTAATGAATTTATTGAAGAATTAGATATCGCAATCAAACAAGATGGACATGATATTTATTGTGATGCAGAAACTGCCAGTATGATTAAGGATATAATAAGTGATAGTTACTTGCTGCATAGGTTGATTAAATATATTGAAGACAGTAAAGTTTATTACTCAGATGGAAGCTTATGTTCTATAGGAGAATCCATTAATGGTGAACGAGTTTGCGATGATATTCTGAAGTATATCGATAAAATAAAAGGAGAATTAAAAAACAAGGTAATACAAATTGTACTAAAGGATTGCAAAAATGGATGAAGGATTATTAAAGTGCCCAGTATGTGGCAAAGAGAACAAATATGATTATTATTCAGAAATTGAATGGGGCGT